ATTTGATCCGTCCCGAGACAGCATTTTTTCATCGTTGCAAGGACGGAAGTCTGAGTAGAATGTTGCTCTCTGGGTTGAAGCGAAAAGGGGTGGAGGCTGACGTGGCCGGTGCTGTGGAGGGTGCTGACCACGTTCAGCCTCCCATTTCTCGAAAACCTTTCCCTGCCGTGCATGTGCTGGCCGAGCCTGAACGGACACCGCAGAAGTCTGCGCCATCCACGGACGAGCGGGAGGGCGAAGCGCGAGAGAGCACGCAGGAGGGATCACCTCCCCCTGTTTCGCCAGAAACGGACTCTCGCGGCGGCAGGGAAATACCTTTGAGCGGCGGCGTGGAAAGCAGACACGCAGACGGGGAAGGCCAACACCTGAGCAATACCGATCCGTCAATGCGAAAGCAGGTCGGTGAAAACAATTCGCCACCAAAAACAGCGACGGCTGAAGTCAAAGTTGGAAGCGAGAGTAGCGCCTCGCCCGCTCAAAACTTTTCCAAACTTCTTGAGGAATACGAGCAGAGCGGTGGATTAACGCCACGGAAACGCGCTCCTCGAAAGATGAAGCGCAAGAAACGAACGCTTTCCCCTGAACATCGAGCCAAGCTCATCGCAAACATAGCCAAGGCAAGAGAAGCAAAAAGTAAATGCCAAAATCCACCATCGTCTCCCTCGGAAGAAACGGGGACGTAATCAATCTGTTGCCGTTGGCCTACTGGATCTCGCAGAACGGAGGTTGCAACTGGCTGATCGCAGAAGAATATCATTCGATTCTGGACGGAGTGTCGTACATTACGCCTCATTCCTGGCATGGCAGTCCAGAAACTCTGGAGCAGGCCATACAGTTTGCCAATTCATCTCTTCAGAACCCGTTAATCTCTCAGGTCCACAAGAATCCTGACCGTCAACGGCTCATGGATTCGTACTGCAAAGAGTCGTGGCGCCTGTCGGGATACAAATACTCGACTACCTGGCCTCTCATATTCGATAAACGCGACAAACTACGGGAAAAACAACTGATCGACCGCTACATTGATAAGAGCCGGAAGAACATTTTGGTAGGAACCCAGAGCATTTCCAGTCCGTTCAAGGAAGCCAACCGTTTAATCGCCAAAATTCGTGGGTTAAACGCCAACGTTGTTGATCTGGACAATATCAAGGCCGAACGGATTTATGATTTGATCGGGTTATACGACGCTGCCGACCTGATTGTGAGCGTTGACACCGTTCATATCCATCTGGCGCGCGCCTGCTACACGCCGCTTATTGCGATTATCAATGATGGATGGTGCGGGAGCGTTACGCCGCCTCAAACGATTAAAACTTATCGGTATTCCGATCCTGAACCATCCAACATTCTTGGCTGTATCAAGGTGACATTTATCAAGCAGGAAGTACTCGAACCGATGCTGGTGGTCGATGTTCATGGAAAAACCGAGAGACACAAGGAAGCAAGAAGAACATGGCCGAAATATGGTGGAACGATTCGGACAAAAACCGTTGATGTCCCAAGATTCAAGGACGTTTTATTCTGGGGAATCAACAACATCAACGCAATGCGAGAGACGAGTGGCGTAGTGATCTGGACAAATGATGATGTCGGCTTTTTCAAAAATACTGTCGATAAAATAAAAGCTCACGCTCGAAAGTTTCCATTTGGTTGTTCTCGAAGGGACACAGCGCACGTAGGCCGTGAGATATTCTGGTTCAGAACTGATTGGTTGAAGGCGCATATTGATGAGATGCCTGATGTATTCATAGCCCGTCCCAAGTTCGATCTGGTGATTGCCAGGTGGTTACGCCAGAAAATGGGGATCACCACCGTGGAAGAGAATCTGGTAGAGGATTTCGCTCCGATTGAAGTTCCGCCTGGACTTATCTGGCACAAGGAACATGAGTCGGCGTGGATAGACAAGGATGACGAAGAAACCAAGTGGAATGAGAAATTATGGGAACAAGACAATTAAACGCAAACGAACGACTGCAACACGTAACCATTAAGTGGAGTAATGACGCTCGATTGTACAGCGCTACTTACGCAACGCCGCTCAAAATCTACGTCAAAGACCTGTTAGTTTATGATTCGGCTGAACATCCAGAAAACGATACGACCCTCCCGCCGATATGAAACGCGAGTTAGGCATCTGCATGGCTGGTCTGGAAGAAGCAATCGAGAGTTATGTCCGGCTGGTTGCCAGCCGTTTTAGGCATGTTCGTTACCTGGAAATTGGAGTAGCCAGCGGTCAGACCCTGGTGGGCGTCACGGATATAATGCGCGAGTGCGCAAGGCTTTGGACCAGCTTCGGGGTTGATCTTCCCGACGGTTATTCTCTGGAAAGAAACGCGATTCTCCAACGCGCTAACGCACTCGGTATCCCGGCAATGATCATCGAGATGAATGACTCCATGCTTTCTGTATTTCCTCGGAATAACCATATCACTGTCTTTCTTAAAGCTGCCCAGCCATTCATAGAGACCAATCTGGAAGAGACGGTTGAACTGGCGTTGATCGACGGATGCCACGGGAAAGATTGCGTAGAAAAGGAGTTTTATCTTCTGGAAAAGAAGGTGCCGGCCGGCGGGATTGTCATGTGTCACGATTTTGGACAGGATTCGGTAGGCGAACCGCAACTACACTGCGGAACTGGCGATGCGCTCGGAGCGTGCAGAGCATTGGGGTTACTGGATGGTTCCAGGAAAGGATGGAAACATCTGGCCACGGTTATTGGCGACAAAGAACGGAATGGCCGTGATCTGGGGGTATTTGAGCGATTATGAAGTTAGTCATCTTCACCATCGTCCTCGACGGGATGCCGTACATCACCTGGCATCTGCCGATCTTTGAAAAACTGAAGTGCGATTGGACATGGTGGGTTATTGAAGGTGCTGCCCAGAACCAAGGATCAACAAAATGGTGTCAGCCTCAAGAAATGAGGCGTTCTCGTGACGAAACGATGGATTATCTCAAAAATCTGGAAGACGACCGAGTCCATCTATACGGACAGACTGCATGGTATAGTAAAGACGAGATGGCAAATTTCGCTATGCGTCGGATCGAAAAACCCTGCGTCCTGATGCAAATCGACGCTGACGAAATTCACACGCCAGAAAACATAGACAAAATTGTGCAGTTATTCACAGACGACCCAGACTTGGGTGCGATTCAAATGCCATGCAAATTCTTTGTTGGTTCGCGTCTCATCTGTCATGGTGAAGATTGCTGGTCAAATCGCACCTTTGAATGGACACGGGCATGGCGATTTGAACCTGGGATGCACTTTCTCACCCACGAACCGCCTAGAATGGACAGGCTTTTAGGGAGAGTGATGGAACGCAAGGAAGCGAAATCACATGGACTCTCCTTCGATCATTACGCTTACGCGCTCAAAAAGCAGGTGGAATACAAAGAGAAGTTCTACGGATACGATGGACTGGTGAATCAGTGGACAGCGTTACAAGTCCACGATCATTTCCCTGAACCGCTTCAACGGTTTTTCCCATTCGTAGATGACAAGGTGATGGTGGACAGATTATGAAATGGAAATCCGAATGGTGGGGGATTGTCATCGAATCCGAAAACGCGGATGACGATGAGTTGTTAGCCCGACTCGACAAGGAGTTGCCGGAGAATGCCTATTCCAAATACGAAGACGGGATGAGAGAATCAGGACTCACCGAGGATGGAAAACTGAACATCACCTTCGAGAGATGACCGACATAGATCAACTGGTTGATTGGGAAGAGAAGGCAGATCAGTGGAAGATGAAAGAGATTCCACGGATGATCAAGCTTCAGTACTGCGCCTACAATGGTATTGGGGATCTGTTCGAGGTTCGCAAGGAACGGATTCAACTTTTATGGCCGCACTATCAATGGCACCGGTGGAACGAGCGCCGGCTGCGTGGCGCCTGCAAAACGCATTGGCTCACATGGATGGGTCCTGGTTCTAGCGGAAAGACCGCTGATGCTGCTGTGTTCGGTCTTGAGTACTGGCTGCAAGCCCCTGATCGGACGGCGATCATTAACTGTTCAACGACCACCAAAATGTTGCGTGCTCGTATCTGGTCAAATGTCACCTTCTACCATCAGTCCGTCTTGCGAACCAAGGAAAACTATGTTGGCGAGCTTTTGGATTCAGTGACTCGCATTCGCTGGCGGCAGGGCGACGATAAGAACGGGATATTCGCGATGGCCGTTGAAGAAGGTCCGGTTGACGAGGTGCTGAACAATTTGATCGGTATTCATACTGAACGAGTCCTGCTGATAATTGACGAAGGTCAGGGCATCCGGGAAGCGATTTTGAAAGCCACGAATAACATGGCCAAGAATCCACGGTTCGACTTCATAATGATGGGTAACCCGGACTCAATACATTCTCCGCTGGCAAAGCAGAGTGAGCCGTTAGGGGGATGGGATTCGGTTGAGCGCGGA